CCGAAGCGTCGGCAATGTCCAAGCACTCGTCCGCCCATTGATCAGCCGCGATTGCTCTTGCCTGTTTGAACCGCTCCTCCCTGTCCGGGTCTTTGCGTATCCAATGGTAGAGCGATAGGTTGCTGATTTTAAGTTCACGAGCAAGGCCAGCCATTGTCAGGCCGGATGCGATCTTCTCCAGCAAAACAGTCTCGCCAACCTTGTCTAAGTTCGATGCAATCGTGCGTCGTTTAATATGTCCGGCCATGTCTTATCCTTTATATAGTTCTAGAAGCCCGTATAAAGCCCATAGAGAGGCATATAGGGAAATTGCTAGGTAAGTATCCCGATTGTAGCTAGACACGCTCCAGACCCCTTAGAAACGTCTCTAAGAGGATAGAGACTGGAGCGGGGACCGAACGGCCACCCTGCTCATAGTATCGGATCGACCTTTCGGACATGCCAATCTTGCGGGCGAGATGGCCTTGCGTCATGTTCAGCTTCTCGCGTGTTGCTTTAAATTCTTCACTTGTCATTTGCTTTGCTCCTTAAAACTAAAAACTAAAAACTAAAAACTAAAAACTAAAAACTAAAAACTAAAAACTAAAATCTAAAATCTAAAAACTAAAATCTAAAATCTAAAAACTAAAATCTAAAATCTAAAATCTAAAATCTAAAATCTAAAAACTAAGTCTCATCTCTCAATGCTTTTTCGGCGTCCTCAATCAATTCGATGGGCGGGTAGCGCAGGTAAGACACATGGTCCTTGCCTATCACGCCAAGAAACTCCAGATATTCCATTAAGCGGTAGGCCAAGGTTTCGCCAGCCCTCTCAATGTATCGTTCGGGCAGCGCCAATTCGTCGTCCTCATCGTCGTCATCATAGAAAGTCATTTGCTTTGTTCCTTTAAATGCTCGCCGGCCTCTATTGCGTCCGCAGCGGTTTTTAAATCTTCGTCATCACAGCCATCCCAAAAGTTGCGCAGCCAGCGCACGATTGCGGCGCGTTCTTCGGCGGCGGGGTCATAAGGGTTGAACCAGTGGCCGTTCCCGCCGACATCTTTGCCAGTCAGGGTTACGCTTCCGTCCAGCAGCTTGCCGATACGCGTGATTGCCTCTTGCCTTGTCTCGTTCATTTGCTTGGCTCCTGCTCTCTAAGGCGCTTGGCTTCTGCGAAGGTGAGGCCGTCCGCATTGCGAAGCGGCCAAGCGTTGTCGGATGATACGCGGCCTTTGCGGCCTATCGGCGCGGCCTGTTGTGGCTTGATCATGGGCGCGGCTCAATATAGAACCAATCAACACCTTCGCGGCCTATGCTGCTGTCCGGCGCGCCTTGGTAAACGCTGGCTATCTTGACGAACATATAGCCTTTATTGTCCGGTCGTCCGCCACCATGCCACAGGCCGTCCCAATTCAATTTACGCGCCAAAGCTGCGGCGGCGGCGGCGTGATTTTCGTCAGCGTTCAACGCATGATCGTATGCCAAGCGCAAAGCCATTTCGGGTTGTTCCCCGCCCCAAGAATTGCGCGTCCGGGCAATCGCCTTTATGCGCGAGCCGCTATATATCGTCCAAATTCCTTGCATCATTATGATCTATTCCCTCTAATTGGCACTAGCGCCAGCCTCGCGGCGGATTGCTCCGCCGTCCGGTGGTGTTAGGCTGCGCGGCGGATTGGCTTGTATGAGCCGTGGTATTGCTTGCGCCGTGCGCGTTCGTCGCAGACTTCCATGAACGCAACTGCGCTTGCCAGCCAATCACGGCATATGGCTAGTTGCTCGTCAGTTGCTGGCAGTTGCCCACGCAATGCTTCGTCGCGCTGGCGTGGTGTCCAGTTGCCCATGCCTGCAGCAATGCAGACTTGCGATTGCGCTGCGTCATCACGAAAACGCTTGTTGTAAAGGTCTTCCAGCTTGCGCTCGGATAGTGTTTCAATGTCCATGTTACTGCCCTCCTTTATCGTTGCGACTGGCAAATGCTAAACCCGCCAACATGCACGCTATCCATATGAATGCGAAAGCGTTGAACGGTATATACTGTGATAAATCAAAAGCCATTGTCATTCCCTCTTTAGTTATGCGAAACGAGCGCGGACTTGTCCGGCGTCAAGATAATCGTGGCGGCGCAAGAATGACGCCTTTGCCTCTTTGCATGTTTTTGACCATGTTGTGCTGCACTCATATTGCCAGCACTTGTGCGTGCGATTGAGCAGATAGATATCAATCTTGCGGTTGTCATTGTTAGTCATTGTCATTCCCTCTTTTGTTGATGACGCATTAACGATAGGAACAACCGGCCGGTTACAAAAGATATATAATTTTGCTAATTGGTAAAAAATAGTAACCAATCAAATCACACTACAATGTGAATTGCCTCACCCTATAACATAATGCAATAGGCACGATGTGCCGCTTTACCTTGGTGAATAGAGACCGCCGAGCCTCCGTTTTTGTGCGCCTCTGACGCCATTTGGTCGCATACTAATACACTGTTACAGTCTGTAACCCGCAGAATTGCGTGCTTTTTCACCTATAGGGGGGAGGGGGTGCTTTCAAAATACCCCCCCCCGCCCCCGCCTTGCGCGGGGGGTACGTACGTATAACTAAACAGACATCGAGGTGTGGCCCCCACCCCCCTACACCCTTGTGTTTTCGATCCCCCAGCCAAAAAAATTCCAAACTTTTTGCTTGCCAAACTGTAACAATAAATTGTAACAGCGATGCACAACAAAGAACGGGAGAAATACGTTGGCAGTTTATGGATACACTCGCGTCTCGACTGAAGACCAGATTGAGAACACATCGCTCGATGATCAAGCACGCCAGATACAAGGCATTGCGCTCACACATAATTTGGAACTGGAGCATATCTACGAAGAGCGGGGCGTCTCCGGCGGGGTTCCACTGCTACGCCGAGAAGAAGGCTGCAAGCTGGCGTTCCTCCGGCCGGGCGATACCGTTATCGTATCGAAGCTAGACCGTATGTTCCGCGATGCGAGAGATGCGCTCAACGTCATCGCCGACTGGGAGACGGCGAACATCAACCTAATCATCAACGGCTACGGCAATGTCATGGACAAGGCCAACCCGAACGGACGCTTCATGCTAGAGATCATGGCCGTCTTCTCCGGTGAGGAGCGCCGCCGTATCAGAGAACGTGTCACCGCCGGTAAGAGAGCGAAGAAGTCACAAGGAGGATACGTCGGTGGCAAAGTGCCGTTCGGCTTTAAGAAGTCGGGAACAGGCCGCAAGGCCAAGCTGCACCCAGAACCAAACGCGCAGGACGCGCTAATCACCATGAAGGCCGCACGCGTTAAAGGTCATAGCTACCGCGATATTGCTATTATCGTAGCAAAGCGTCATGGTATATCAGTTAGCCATCAAACAATCGCACGAGTAATAAGGGGAGATAAGAATGACGAAATCTGAGCCGAACTTCTTTCTGGAGTTTTTGAAGAAGTACCGCGATGATCCCGTTGGGTTCGTGCGGGATATTCTGAGGACGAAGCCAGACCCGTGGCAAATCGAGTTTCTCAAAGCGATTAGTTCCGGGAACCGCAGGATCAGCGTGCGTTCAGGCCACGGTGTCGGCAAATCGACAGCCGCAAGCTGGGCCATGCTGCATTACTTCCTGACGCGATACCCGGTGAAGGTGGTCGTCACTGCGCCGACATCCGCACAGTTGTTCGATGCGATGTTCGCGGAACTGAAGCGATGGGTGAATGAACTGCCCGACGTGTTGAAGGTTCTGATCGAAGTGAAGGCCGACCGTATTGAGTTGAAGGCCGCAGCTAGTGAAGCCTTTATCTCCGCAAGAACGAGCCGAGCAGAAACGCCGGAAGCGTTGCAGGGTATCCACGCTGATAACGTGTTGCTCGTCGCCGACGAAGCGTCCGGTATTCCGGAGAGTGTATACGAAGCTGCGTCCGGTTCTATGTCCGGCCACAATGCAACGACGTTGCTGCTGGGGAACCCTACGCGAAACAGCGGTTTGTTTTACGATACGCACAATCGCCTGAAGGGCGAATGGAAAACCTTTCATGTTAGCTGCCTCGACAGCCCACGCGTATCCGATGCGTTCGTTAAGGAGATGCAGTTACGGTACGGGGAAGACAGTCCTGCGTACCATGTGCGTGTTCTTGGTAACTTCCCGCCGCGTGAAGAAGATACGGTCATTCCTGTCGAGTTGATTGACGGGGCTATGAACCGCGAGATTAAGATCGCCAAGCAGACGAAGAGTGTATGGGGCTTGGACGTGGCGCGTATGGGTTCCGACGCTTCCGCCCTCGCCAAGCGGCGTGGCCCCGTTGTTGAAGAGATACAGACTTGGAAAGGTCTGGACTTGATGCAGCTAACCGGCGCAGTCGTGGCCGAGTATGAGGCGCTGACACCATCGGAGCAGCCAGTCGAGATACTGGTTGATAGTATCGGGTTGGGGGCAGGTGTACTTGACCGTCTGCGCGAACTGGGTCTGCCAGCACGCGGGATCAACGTTGCGGAAAGCCCTGCGATGAAAGGGACTTACGCCAACCTACGCGCCGAGTTGTGGTTCAAGTGCAAAGGATGGCTGGCGAACCGAGACGTGAAGATACCGAAGGATGAACAGTTGTTCGCCGAGTTGGCATCACCGCGCTACACCTTTACCTCGTCCGGCAAGATGCAGGTGGAGAGTAAGGAGAGCATGAAGAAGCGCGGACTTCCGTCGCCAGACAAGGCGGATGCGCTGTGCCTGTGCCTCGCCACCGATGTGTCAACGATCATGCATGGATATTCGATGGCCAACAAGAGTGGAGCCTTGCGTAGAAATATAAAGGGCATTGTTTGACATAATATAACCATGTGATATATTTGTTCTGCCCGGCAGGTTTCTCCTCTCCCTCTCCCTGCCGGGTATATGGGAACTAGGGGTGTGCGCGGCTAGGCCGATAATAGCGACTGAATGAAGATGATAACTCCCGTCTCTGTTCAAAACGCCGCCACCCCACTTTTTTGCTTTTCTGCGAACTTTAGGCTATAGACCGCCAAAGGGAGCGTACCTGTGGAAACAAAGACTTGTTCGAAATGTGGCGAAGAAAAGCCAATCGACCACTTCTATTCC